ACCAAGGTTGCAAGAGATATCTTTGCCAATGCTGTCGTAGCTCAGGTCTGCGTTGTATGTGGTTGGTGTGTTAACCTGAAGAATCTCAGAGCAAAGGTTAGACATATTGATCCGACCATCAATTGGGTTGGCATCGTTTACTGTGTCTTCATAGACAATGTATGGATACCCTGACTCAAACTGAAGCTCTGCAATACGCTCAAACAAGACACGAGCCTTGATCTTGCTCTTACGAATCTCAGGGTTGTCAACCATTTCCTGATACTTCTCAGTAATAGAAATATCGCTCATTGGTACTCCGTAGATACGCTCAACATCATATGGTGAGAAGAGATACATATCATCGTTAGTCTTAGCAAGATCAAGTGTGACATTTGGAATAACAACACCAATACTAAGAGTCTTGATACGCATCTTCTCGTCTGCATTCTCACGCTTAGTGTCTAAGAAGTTAAGGATATCTGGGTGGTGTGCGTTTAGGTATACTGCCCCAGCCCCCTGACGAGCACCTAGCTGGTTAGCATAAGAGAATGAGTCTTCAAGAAGCTTCATTACTGGAATGACCCCTGAAGACTGGTTCTCAACCTTTTTGATTGGAGCACCTGCTTCACGAAGGTTTGTTAGGTTTAGTGCTACACCACCACCACGCTTTGAAAGCTGGAGTGAGGAGTTGATTGCACGAGCAATCGATTCCATATTATCCTCAATACGGAGTAGGAAGCAAGAAACAAACTCTCCCCTTTGTTTCTTTGCAGCATTGAGAAATGTTGGTGTAGCAGGTTGAAAGCGACCAGAGATTAGTTCATCAACTATATCAATCGCAAGTACTTTATTTCCGTTGGCAAGCATAAGGGCTGTAACAACTACACGATCTTCAAATCGTTCTAGATAGCGTGAGCCATCGAATGTCTTGAGTGCATATGAGGTATAGAACTTGTATGCTCCAAGGAATGTTGGGAAGCGGAATCGCTTTGCGTATGCGTGTTGAAACGCTGACTTAATAAAAGGGAAGTCGTAGAGATCTAAAACATCCTTGTCATAGTATTCGTGTTCAACTAAATAGTCCAGCTTCTCCTGAAGGCTGTGGAAGAAGACAGTATTTTGGTTCACGTGGTCAAGGAAGTATGCCTTTGCAGCCTCCTTGTCTTTGTGAAACTGAATCTGACCATTCTCGTCATAGAGATTCAGCATTGCATTTAGTTCGTGGTAACTGTAGTTACTTGTCATCTAGCATCGCCAGCCTTTCTTTTATAGTGTTTACATCGTGGTCTGTGCCGAATATCTCTACCCTGCCTAATATGGGGACACCTGTTTTAGCTGCAATCATTTCTGCAGCTTTACAGTAGTCTTCCCCAAAGTTTGTGTTCCCAAGCCCTACAACGCCTACTAGCTTGTCTCTGTTACTTGCTACATTAAGGAATGAGCGAACCTGCCTTGGAATAGCGTGGCTCTCGCTCCCACCGCCGTAGGTTGGAACAAATAGTACATATCTATCTTGTATTATGATTGGATCATCTGGATCACTGATTGGAATCCTGACTGCTTTTAATTCTAGCTTTTCTACAAACCTTTTAGTGTTTCCAGAATAGTTAGAAAAATAAACAATGTCTAAACTCATTGCTTGCTCCTAGATTGCTTTAAATTGGTCAAGATAGTCACGGACATCGTTTGGGATAGAGTTATATTCTATCACACCTTTAGGACGATCCGCAAGTGCAGTCTTAGGTTTTTGCTTAAACGTATGAATCTCTACCTCAAGGTTAAGGTCTTTAGGTGTATGAGAGATTGCACCAAAGATTGCACCACACACAGCATCTGCAAGGTCCTTAGATTTCTTGCGAGGGTGGTCAACCCTGTTGTTTCTCATAATCTTAAGCTCTGTTAACTCTTCAAAAAGTAGATCAATTGATGGCATAGCGAGACGTTCTTCGTAGACTAACATTGCCATATCTTCATAGTGCTTCTTAGCAACAGAAACAGTTTCAGTTCTCATACCCACCTGCTTTAGCTCGTTCTGAATATCGAATGATTGCCAACGGTCAAATGAGACCATACCAATATTAAATCCTAGACGACGCAGGTTCTGAATCCACTGCTTGACTTCTGACAGGTTGACAGGACCTTCTACTTTTGGCTCCCACCACGCTACCGCATCTACTACAACTACTGGTGCTACCTGCTGGTAATCCTTGATTACCTGAATGTTTACCCACTTGTCTACGTGAGCAATGGCTACAGCACACTTGTCGTGGCGTTGTGCAAGGTCAGCGTGTACAAAGTAAATCTTATCTGGGTCAGGAACGAAGGTCTCGTCAAATCGTCTGTTGCTGTCTAGTGGGTTACGAAGTGTCATTGCATTCTGGACTTTTTCAATCTGCTTAAAGAACGCATCTGAGCTATAGGTAGGCACACAGGCGAAACGCATCATAGCGTCTCCTAGGTCTGTGTAGAATGCCAGTTTAAAATCGTCAATCTTACGAGTGGGGTTTACTACCCACGTTGGTCTCTTGATTGCAAACATACCAGGATACTTATAGTTAATAATTGTGTCTTCATCCCACGAAATTTCTAGAGTGTTTCCGTCTGCATCTTCTGGCAGGTCTGGATTCATAATAAACTTGTGAGTCTTTGTAATAATTTCTTTGTCCATAATTACATCATCATAACGTTGTGAAATAAAGTCTCCAGGATAGCGAGGGAATGACAGTAGGGCTACCTTACCCAAGTCTGGGAAACGTGAATCTACAGAGGCACGGAAGGCTTTATAGATGTTGTCTGCGGTCTTGCCTTGTTCATTCCCAGTGTTTGTTTCTTGTGCAAAACCAGAGATCTCGTCAAGCACCGCTAGGATAAGGTTGAGACCCTCGTGTGATTCTCGCTCTGAGTGACCAGAATAAACAGTAATAGCATTATCAAACTCAATGCTATCTACCTTTGCGTAGAACTTGCCAGCGAACCAGGGGGAGCGTTCGATCTTAGACTTGAAACCTTTGAAGAAGACGTTCTTGGCTTGCTGTGCGTTAATAGCCACATTAATAATATCAATAGCGTCACCAGATGGCTTACCAAAGTATCTTGCTGGATCTTTGAGGCATAGAAGTTTGTACACGATATATGCACACGCTACTGTAGATACGAAGTCTTTACCACTACCCTTGCCAAGCTGAAGAATGACTTCGTTCTTAGTATATTTCTTGTAGTATCGTGTACCCTCTTCAGTACCCATAATGTCAATCAAGTCTTCAAGCTTATAGATCTGGCTCATAGCCTCTACAATGTCGTACTGGATTTGTGATAGCGGTGGCTGTCCAAGATATGCCTCACCCTCAACAAAGGTTCTGGCATCTACTGGTGTCTCTTCAAAGTTGTTATCTTTTAGAACTTCAAAGAAATCATCAAACATCTCTGACAACGGTAATCACCTCTTGGTTTTTTGAAACCTCAGAAAGTCTACGCATAATCTTGTCACGAACTTCTGGATGTTCTGCAGCAATATCTTTAAGAATGTCTTTAAGGATATCCTGTCTACGCTCAATCTCTAGCATCTCTTCTGCTAGTTCTTTGTTCTCAAGTAGACCAGCCTTCTGTAGCATATCAATACGCTTAGACTCAATGTCAAGAACTAGTTTGATACCTGCTGTTTTTGCACCTAAGTTTGAAATAGTTGTTGCTTCTTCAATAACTTCATATGCTTTGCTAATTAGTTTATTATAGTGAGTGTCTGCAGAGACAAGTGCTTCCTTAGCACGAGCACGAATCATTGCATTGTCTGCAGCCATAAGTTGCCACTCTTTAATGTGTGCAACAACTTTCTGACGTGGCAGAGACAGCTCTTTTGAAATTTGAGTTGGATCATTACCCTGTAGGTACTTCTCAACAACCTTGTTTACTTCGTCAAGGTGCTCTACTGTCAAGTCTTCAAACGACACTTGGCTTCGCCTTTCTTGGGCGACGCTTTGGGATACGCTTTACACGGTCAATAGCGAATGAGCGGTATGCCCCTGTTCGTCCTCGCCACATCTCAAAGCAATCAACCCAGACAGCACCATTCTTGGGGTTAGTTGTAATAGACTCGAACTTAAATTTGGTTCCATACTCGCCAGTAACCTTAATCAAATCTCCACGCTCGATTGTGAAATTACCAAATGGCATTTCATAAATACGTTCATATGGATCTTTAGTCACAGGACCATTATACTCTGTCTTACGAAGTCTAGCCATTAGAATTTCCCTTCAAGTCTTTTAATTTCATCCTGAATATAGAAGATAGCTTTTTCAAGATCTT